ATGCGCAGATGCAACAGCAAGCGTCCGCGCAAGCCGCGATGAATAATGTAAGCGAACACATTGAGGTTCCGCAAGTCAATTTTTACCCGTCACAGCACCCGAACCACAAAAAAGCGCGCAGAAAGGACATCAAACAGGCTTACAAGTTGCTTTCGCCTACAAAACGCTCCATTTTTTCACCAAAACGCGCTTGGGGCGGCAAATATCGCTACAACACCAACACCATGCGCTGTTGTGTGGACGGATGCGATGTAGAATACCTCTTGAGAGCCGCCGGGAACATCTACGAGCAGGTCTTTGATGACGAAACGGGTCAGTCTTTGTGGGACATTTACTTCAAAAACCCGGTTACGGGCGAAATTGAGGCTTTTATTGCTCGCGAAAAGGTCACAAGTGGCCGAAAATTGCGTGCAACTTACTGCCCCGAACACCTTCACCTCTACCATTTGCTGACAAAATGGGAAAAAGAGGACGAAAAGGAGGAAGAAATGAGCAACGGAACGCTCAAATCCAAGTTGAAAAAAGGTGTTTCTACGGTCGCTGTGCCGATTGCTACACTCAAAAAGAAGGACAATACGCCTCCAATTCTCGCGAAATACGAGCAATTCTTCGCGATGTTGAAACAGGACAACATCCCCATCACGCATTTCACCAATTCTGCTACGGGAATGAACGATTTGGTCATGATTGTGTTTGACATGCGCCAGTTCCAAGCCGGAAACAACACGCGTTTGCTTCACGACGCGCTCGCTATGCACAAAGCACAGCAACAAAGCGCGCCTCTTCCTTTACCGCAACAACAAAATGAGGGGAACGCTTGAGGTGGTATCATGGCATGGTGGTCAAACAACCAACAACCTGCGCAAAACAACGGCGCGCTGAACCTCGGATTGCCGAACGGACAGCAACAGGTGCCTCAAATGGGAACCATGAGTGCGGCTGGTGGCTACAATCCCTACGCACCTCCACCCCCGCCAACTGAAATGGACATCCTTTCTACGCTGATAACGACGAATCCGTTGATTGACAAATGGCTTTCCGACAACAACGGTGCAAATTTGAACATGCTCATCGGTCTCATCAGCAATGTAGTCGCGGTCTCGGTGAATCAAATGCTCGCGAACGCCAAAATCAAGGAAGGAGATGACGGATTTACCTTTGATTTTAGCGGCGTGCAAGGTTTGCCGACAAGCGACAGCGTCACCATGACGCAAACGCAGATTCTCAATGCGGCATCCAACAATGTTCAGCAAAAGAACATGCAGTTCCAACAGATGGTCGCCATCGCGAATCAAAGTTCGTTGCAGGGTATGCTGGATAGCGCGCTCGCAGACCCCGGATTGGTGCAAAGCGTCGGTGGTGGCATCGGTTCGTTTATGCGCGGGATGGCCGGAGGTCGTTGAAATGCCCGATATTAGCACCTTTTACAGCGCATTTAGCGACATGACCAACTTGCGCAAGTCCGTGGTTGTTGACATGATAATGGTTCAAGTCATCAGTCTCACGCTTGGATGCTTCCTTATCCTCGTTTTTTCCGGTCCAAGCATGGACTCAAACACGCTGACTTGGGTCATCGGCGCGCTTTTCATCTTTTTCAGCGCGTCCGGTATCGTCTACCGACGACTTTCCAGTTGACCATTTGCCGACAGGACACTCGCTACTTGCGAGAATCGTTTTGGTTTTGATAAAGCAACCGCATAAGCCGCATCGGTCGTGGTTTCGGTCCGGGCATTGACGGCAAATGTTGATTCTTCGCTCGCGCTCGGACAAGGACGCTTTGTTGTTGCCGAGAACATCCATTGCCGCGCGTGAAAGGCTTTTCGCTGTGGCTACGGTGAGTGGAACGCCCGCGATTTTTGGTGCGCGACCAAGTCGCTTCCTCATAGAAACGCTCTTTTGCTACGGCTACTTGGTCTTTGCTATGGCGGAGCGTATCACGCGTGCTTCTTGCAAATTCTGCCAAGATGACGGTCGCGACTCTTTGGAGCAAATGATGAAGAGCGGCGTCATCACCGCGAAGCAACTTGACAAAGACATGGATTGGCGCGAAGGCACCGCAGACCGTCATTTTCGCAACCACATGGGCGAATATCACATGAATTCAAACAGCGAGTGCAAGTTATGCACCTCGGACAAACGCGAGAACCTTGAAATGGCATACTTCAACGCGTCCATGACGACAAAAGAAATTGCCGAAGATGTGCAAATGCCCGAATCCAGCGTCTATCATCACCTCAAGCATCATCTCAAACCCGTGGTGCAAAAGGGCGCGGCTGACCTCATCATTGTTGAAGCAGGGCAAGAAATGGACTCATTGAGAAACAATTTGTCGCGAATTAACGGAGAATTGGGACATTTCCTTGACGATGCTGACCGCAACGACCCTCAATATGTCCGCAACATCGTGTCGTTGCACAAAGAAGTCCGCGAGACCATCAAGGACATGTTGAGAGTGCAAGAACGCGCGGCTGGTAGCACCACCGAGAACATGACAGCGCAAACAATCAACATCCTCAAAGTTGAATTAGCGAAGGAGAGTCCCGAAGTGTGGGCGCGTCTTCGTGGCAAGTTGATGGGTGGTGAGTGAAATGGTTGGTGGACCCGAAGGTAGCACCGCTGGCATGCGATTTAATCCTCGTCAAAGCGCAGAAGAATTGCAAGACGATTCTTCGGTAGGACGCGAAGACTCGGAAGAGCGTGCGCTTCATGACGCAAAAAAGCGCGAAAAGCAGGAGAAGCGCGCTAAAATGATGCAGGGTCTCCAACACATGAAAATCAAAATTCCTCAAAAAAACCCCGACGACGAAGAGGACAGCCCGATAAAGGAACAGGCCGAACTCGGTCAAATGACCGGGCAGGTCGGACAAAGCGAGGCTCTTGCCGGGGCTAACCCCAACGCAGGCGGTCTTGGGGCCAACATCATGCTCTCAACCGCTCCGTTCATTGACGACGCGTTTGAAATGATTCGCAAGAAACGCGATGAGCCAAAATTTGACGATGAGAAGCCCAAAAAGACCACGACAATTGATACAGCACTCTCGCGCCGTCGTGCCAAAAAGGGTAAGCGCAAGAAAAGAATCGGTGAAAAAACCACCGAATCAGTCAAAACCAGCAGGAAAAAGGGTGGGACGCTCAAACCCGGTCGCGTTCGCACGCCCGGACAAATGACCGCTCTCACCTCCGGTCAAGCACCTTACCGGACTTTCGGTTTGATGGGTTCACGACGACAGTCTCCTACGCGTTTCATTCGTCTCACCACTTCATCGGGACGAAGCCCTCCTCGTGCTGGGTTGGCAAATCCGCAGAAAAAGTTGGGGCAAGACTTGGCTCAAGAGCGGCGGCAGGCTATGCCCACCACCGACGACCCCGTCGCAACACCCACCACATCCGTTGAGGCTCGCAAACCACGCGCTCTCCGAGGTTCCCGCGATTCGCGCCCCGACAAAAGAGCGTTACACAAGCCACGCGAAACCATCACTCCGGGCGGAAAGGAAATGTCGCGCGCCACATCGCTTGCAGGAGGTGCTGGCGGCATCGGCTCAACCGACGCCATCCTTGCTTCCGAAGAGTTCTTGCTCAAGCGCGCTCAAAAATTGAAGTTGGGCATATCGCCACGCGACCGCATTGAATACCGACACTTGATTGACCAACTCAACCATTTGCTACGCCGTTTGATGCGCAAGGAAGACAAGTCCATGCAAGGAGCGACCGAGCGTTCTTCGCCCAATTCATCGGGCGGACTCACTTCCAATCCAACCGGGGCGACGGAGACTGACCCCGATGACGACGCAACGATGTGGGGCGCGCATGCTTATGACCTCTACACGCGACGGGGTGGTGTAGGTTGAACGACATCATTCTCAAGGGCAAGGGAGTGTGGTATATGGACGAGGATGGCGTTATGCATCCGATGTCTTTTCCGCCTCGCGAATCTGCTCACAAAGAAATGTCGCACTTCTACATCAATTCGGTGACGGGTGAGCCGTTCAAGGAAATTCCAGCCGAGGAGCGTCATTGGCCGATGGAGAAAGTGACGCGTAAATTGGCGAAGGACATTATGCGACATGGTTTTCTTGACGAGACGGGTGTGAAAAGAAAGCCTGCGACTTTCAATTCAGCCTTTCAAATGGCGAAAGAAGTGCAGAACTCATCAGCACGCACTTTCAACAACACCAAACGCGACAACGGCGACGACTTCCACACCGTCCCTCTTCCGTTTCAAGAAGACGGTTCGTTGCACCCGGAATATATGACCAACCACTACGGGGCGCATCAATCGCGTCGCATACCCACGGTTGACCGACAGACGCGAGACGAACAAGGGCGACTCATCAATCTCAACACGAACAACAAACCACACAAAACGCTGGGTTTGCACCTTGAATCGCACGCTTTTCATCATGCCAACGAATTCAACGACGAAGTGGAGAAACGCGGCATTCAAACGGACATTGGTGCCAAGCAAAATGTGCTTGAACCCCAACACATCACGGGCGGCGTCACGCGTCGCTACTCGTCCAACGAGAAAGACCCGACTTCCAAACACAACACCACGATGCCGTCCTACTACAAGGACAGGCACGCACAGGAAGCGGCGTTCGGGCAGATACGCCCCGAAGACATCATTTCCGTTCTGCCCAACGATTTCTTCTATCCGTCTTCAAGCGGCAACATGTCAACGCGGATACGCGACTTGCTCCTTGACGAAGGATATGACAACGAAACGGCGTATCAAATGGCTCGCGCTCCTGTCAATCAATTGCTGTATGGTTCGGGTGAAGACGGGCGACAGACCGGGCTTCGTTTGGCGATGAAAGCGATGGCTGACAGGTTAAACATTCACAGCAACCCCGATGTTGAAAACATCTATACGCGGCAACTGCACGACATTGCCATGCAATTCGGTGGTGCGGACAAGGGGCGCACCAAAGCCGCGGCTGAAATCATGGCGATGTTGAAAACAGCCGAGGCTATGGGTATGGACCCGCGCGAATTGTCATCTAAACCACCCGCGCCTCAACGCGTCGTTGAAGGTTGGCAACAGCACGCTCAAGCCATCGGTGGTAGGCCAATTGACATGGCCGCGCTGGGGGTGTCCGAGGAAATGCACAGCATGAGAGGCAAATTCAACGACGACCCAAAGCACCTCTACGATTCTTTTCCAGCCCACTTATCCAGCGGCTCAATCGGTGCAGAACCGCAAGAAAGGGATGATGACCCCGACGATGACGCGCGACCACCCGACGAAGAGTTGACCGTTCTACCACCTCCACCCGAAGACGACCCTCAACCCCCGCTCGGCGGAGGCTTTGCTGGTATCGGCGGTGGCATAAGCGGTTTCGGTGGTGGCGTGAGCGCGACAGACTTCCGAGGACCCGACGCGTTCGCTTATTCCGACGACGACCCAATGGGTGTTATTGCAACCATCATGGAGCGCGTGCAACTGCATGACGCTGGTGGCTCGTTGTTGACAAAATATGACCCGTTGAACGCGTTGGACATGGCGCGATTGGGTGATGAAGTGGGTGTTCCCAGCATCACGGTTCGCGCGATTGCCATGTCGCTCGGTGACTGGGGTGTCATAGCGAAATCTTTTAACACGACGCGCGATGTGGTTCGCGTTATCAAGAAGTCTTGCGGTGGTGCAATAAATGGCTGAACTTTGGGAAATTGAATGGAACAGCAGTATGCTGAAACACGGACGCGATAACGGAACGATGGAATTCATTTTCGCAAAGGGTGGCACGCTGACCGATTTGAATTATGTCATGTTCGGCGCGCACGACGATACTTGGGAACCTCTCATCAAAGCCGTGGCAGAACGCGACAACTCACATCCCGACATCATCCGCAAGCAAGCGCAAGACCCATTGTTTGGTGTTAATCCCCAAACCTTCGCCGGTGCTGTGCCTATGAGCGTAGGCGGTGTGACAACTGCTGTTCAAAACCCTCGCCAAGCAAGACAGATGGCAGGTGCGGCAAGAGTCGCGGCGGCGCAAGGGCGTCTTGACGCTGGCGGTAATCGTGGACGCGACATGGCGGCTACGGGTCAACGAATGCGAGGTCTTGTTCAAGGCATTCGCAACATTGGGGCAGAAAAAGTCATGCCTGCCGCACAAGCAGGGGCGCAGAAGTTGCAAGGAATGTCCGAGCGATTCAACGAAGGCGTGAGAGGTGTTGGCGATGCGATGGGGCGAGGGCTTGGTCAAGCACGCGCGTTCATGGGACAGAAGGCCGGTCAAGCGGCTGACGCTTTCAACCGCAAATTCCCCGGCGCAAAAGACCGCATGAAAGAATTCATGCAGGGCGCAGGTCGTCATCTCAAATACGGTCCGAAAGCGGCTCTTGGTCGCGGTGCTGAAATGGCGCGAACCATGAGAGACCGAAGCCGCCGCTCCGCATTGGAGAGCGGAGCCGGTATGAGAGACCAAGGTCTTAGCAGTCTCACTCAACTTGACGATGAAGAAGACCGTGCTAAATTCATGTATCCGGGTCAAACCGAGGACCGTTTGAAAGACATCGCCGAACGAAGAGGTGCAACGCAAGCAAAAATTGGTGAACTTGACGACAAGTTGCGCAACCAAGAAACATATCGGTCACGCGTCGCTCGTCTTGCCGGTATGAAGACGCCCGAAGCGGAAGCACCCGAAGCACCACCGGCGGATGTTCCTTTGCCGGGGTCGGAAGAGGAAGAGACGCGATTCGCACCCGAAGACGAAGCGGACGAAGCGGCTATCACCGACATTCCACCAGCGGCGGATGGGACGCCAACATTTGACGGAAAAGGACCGGAGACTGCACCACCTCTTCCAACAGGAGGCGCGCCTGCCTTTGACGGACAACCAGCGGAACCAGCGGCGACAGGAGAGACCGCGACGGCCACGCCGAAACCGAGCAAAGCGGACGATTTGAAGTATTACGAAGAAACAGTCGCGCCGCTCTTTAACCCCGAAGAACAACAATACGCAGGCCGGGACATGCGACGCAAAATCGCGCAGATGCACCGCCGAGGTGGAGAGTTCTCGCGGAGCGATTTCCCGAAAAGCAAAATGGGCGACAATGTCGTGGCAATGTTGCAACGCGCGGGTATGACAATGGCCGAGGCAGTATCAACTGCGCAAGACGCGGCTAAAGGCAACCCCGAAGCGAAGAAGAAGGTTGAAGCGGTGGTCAGTAAAGATGATTTGGAAGAATTCGCGTTAAGTAGCGACAAACACGAAGCCTCTTGGGACTCGCTGTTGAAAGGGTTGAACATTCGGTGATGTCGTGTGCAGTCTACGCTCTCCCTTGAAGCAATTGAAGAAATTGACTTTGAGGTAGCGAAGCGTGACTTTAGGTTCTTCTTTGAAGAAATACTTGGCTTTCAACTGTCGTGGCATCACGAGCAATGGTATACTAACCTTGAATCGCGCAAGCGGTATTGTGTGAAAGCCGCGCGTGACCACGGCAAATCAACGCTGTTCCTCGGCTACATGCTATGGAAAACGGCGTTCAACCCCAAGACGAAGGCCGTGTTGATTTCTCACAGCCTGCACCAGTCCATCCACCACATGCGCACCCTCAACGACTTGATTGACGGTGTGCCGTTCCTTGCAAAAATGAAGAAAGCGGACTCGTGGTCCAAGACTTTCTTCGGTTTCAGCAACGGGTCAAACATCAGCGCGAAGTCGGTTGGTGGTGCTATTCGTGGTATCCACCCCGACCTCATTCTTTGCGACGACATTTTGTGGGGAACGACGGACACCGAACTTGCTCGCGTTGCTTCGTGGTTCTACGAAGTCCTCGTGCCAACACTTCACCACACATCCAAATTGATGATTGTTGGAACGCCGTTTACACCAACTGACCTTTACACGGAGTTGGAAAGCAGGGATGGGTATCTCGTTGAAACCTATCCTGCCATCAACAGCAAAGGCGAGGCTCTTTGGCCGGAGCGGTGGGACTTGGAGTCGCTGGACGCTCGTCGCAACGACATGCCAGCCATTGCGTTTGCGCGCGAATACCTGTGCGAACCGATGGACGATGTGAGCAGTCTTTTCCCGTCAACCATTCTCCAAGCCGCGAAGGACTCAACGCTGAAATTGATTGAGCGCGAAGTGGGTGACCCCGACGACCAATACTTCATCGGTTGGGACCCGGCCATTTCGTCGGACCGCGCGGCTGACTACACCGTCATGGTCGTGCTTCGCCGCCCATCCACCAACCCCGAACTGCTTGAATTGGTCCACGCAATTCGCAGAAAGAACATGGACTTCCGCACGCAAATCACCGAGATTCAGCGGTTAAACGCGAAGTTCAACCCCGATGTCATAGAGTTGGAGGCGAACAACTTCCAGCGCGTGTTCGCAACAGAACTGCGCGCGGATACTGACCTTCCAATCAAGACTTTCATTTCCACACGCCAACGCCGCGAGTCGCTTCTCATGGGGTTGGTGTTGCGCTTTGAGAAAGAGCAAATTCGTCTGCCTTGGGGCGACGACCGCTCCCGAACGCTGATGTCCGAACTTGAGCGCGAACTGCTCATGTTCGGTATGAGCAAGAAAGGACGGCTTGACAGCATCGGTCGGCATGACGACTTTGCCATTGCTCTCGCGCTGGCTCATTGGGCCACCACGGAGTTCCGTGAGCGCATCGTGGACTTGGATGAAATAATGGCGGGGTTGTTAGATTGACTGGTTGTGATTGTGAGTTCTGCGTAGGTGGCGAAGCCGCGTTTGGCTATCTTGAGAAGAAGTTGTGTCCGGCTGGCAAAGCCGCGGCCAAGCGGAAGTTCAAGGTGTATCCGAGCGCGTATGCGAACGGTTGGGCTGTTCAATACTGCCGCGGCAAGTTCCGCAAGAAGAAGGGAGGGAAGAAGAAGAAATGAACGCTCCATGCAAAAAATGCGGTGCTGTTGAACCTGCTGGTCCCTGCCCTGTTCATTCACACGCAGTTGGGATGTGTCCGCACTACGCGGACTCACAAATGGTTGCTAAAATGGAGGACGCGTGGGCTTTGATGAAAGCCAAGAAAGACGCGCCGAATTATCGCAAGGCCACGGGTCCGAAGAAGTGTGGCAACTGCAAAGCGTGGGACGATTCAGCAACAGAAGACCCTCAAACGGGCTACTGCGAGTGGTATGATTTCACTTGCAACAGGGACTATACTTGTGATGCGTGGGCTGGAAAATGACGGTTGAAAAGAACTTGAACCGTTGGTTCAAGGAAAAGTGGGTGGATGTTTCACGCAAGAAGAAGGATGGCACACATCCTCCATGCGGACGAAGCAAGGCCAAGACTTCAAGCAAGGGCTACCCTAAGTGTCGCCCGTCCGTCAAAGTGTCCAGCAAAACGCCGAAGACCAGCGGCTCTATGTCGGAAGGTCAAAAGCGCGCGGCAACAAAACGCAAGCGTGCGAAGAAGCAGGGCGTAGGCGGCAAGCCCACCATCGTTAAAGCGATGGACGATGCATGGTTGATGCTCAAAGCGCGTGGCGAAGGCCGAAGAAGGGAAGAGATGAGGCGTTTCGCGAACACAATTCCCGATGAAGGCGATGTGCCTAACCCAAGGGAAAGAAGTGAAAGAATGGCGCGCATCGCTCGCCATTCCGATGAGTTGGCTCAACACATTGGGAAAATCACCGGCAAACCTCCTTCAAGATACAAAGGCAAAGTGGCAGTTCAAGCCGTTGAAGGACAGATGCCACAACGACCTACTTTTGAACCGGGCAATCAATCCAAGGTGTCTTTTACACGCGAGCCTCGCCCCGGTATCCAAGGCAAGCGTCATTCGTTCTTTGAAGGCTTACGAGATGCGCGCGACCCCGAATATAAACCACCAAATCAAGGGCAGGAAGAAAGGCCAGTAGAGGATACTTTTACCGATGATGACAGACGCCGTCTTTTTGAAATTTTCAGTTGAGGTGATAACATGACAGAATACGAACACATCTACCACGAGCCAATCACCGCCGAAGAGTTGGCGATGATGACAGACGATGACATCGCAAAGGAGGTGTCCTTCTGCACATGCTGTTCACCGTTTGACATCGCGAGTTCGTTGTTGAAAGCGAAGAAGAAGAGCAAGCCGTTCCACGGCTACAACAAAAATAAGCACAGTCGCAAAGGCGGTTTGAGTGCAAAAGGTCGCGCGCATTTCAAGCGCACCCAAGGCTCAAACCTCAAGCGACCTGTCACAAAAAAACCAAGTAAACTCAAGCGCGGCGGTAAAGCCGCGAAGAGGCGCAAGTCGTTCTGCGCGCGGATGAGCGGTGTGAAAGGACCAACCAGCAAAGGCGGTAAACTCACTCCCAAAGGAGCGGCATTGAAAAGGTGGAATTGTTGATGAACCCGATGAAAGACGCATGGACATTGCTGAAAGAAGAGAAAGAGAACGATGAAGAAGCGAAGAAAAAAATCATCGCTTGTTTGAAGAAAGAAGGTGGCGCGGCTTCGTTGGAAGACTGTTGTAAAGCGTGCGACCGGTCAAAGGCTGAGTGCAAGAAATTGATTGACAGCATGGACAATGTGAAAATCTCTCCACACGGCGATGTCATTTTGATGGACGGACTGTGATTGAAAGATGCCGCGCAAGCACTACGATGTTTTCAAACATCGCGTAAGGACAAAAATGCCAAAGCGTCTTCGCTTCGCTACGGTCTGTCGCAAGTGCAAAAGAGTGCGCGTATCGGAGAAGTGCGTTACATGCAAAATTGAAAGCGCGATTGCTTGGGGAAGGGCTTGGTGAACATGACTGTCATTGACCTTAACGACATCGCGACGATACTCAATTCGTATCCTCTTATCAAGACAGATATACGCGGTGCTTCGTTTGGCGACGCTCCAAAGCCAATGGCTGGCGGCGCAGGTCAATTGAGTGCCAACCCAATGCCGCCTAAACCAAACGAAATTGAAGAGGCCGAGGAGAGGAAGAAAACACAACAGATGGTGAGAGAGCAACTCAACCGTTCTCTCCCCGACGGTGGTTGGTTTCAGTCCATGTTCGGTCGCGGCGCAGGAGACTTGGTCAAAGACCTGCGCATGGCGCGACGCGAAAATAAAGACATGCGCGAAGCCATTGACTATGCCATTGATGCCATTCGGATTGCAAAAAGGCAAGAGGTTGAGGCAACCCTTCAATCCATTGACTGGATTGGCAAGCACGAACCTACTGTTCGCAACTTGGGCATCAGCGAGCGAGACTTGCTCGCTCTTCGTAAACATGGTAAAACGCGCGAATACGCGCTTCGTCGGGCTTGTGTTCAATGGGAGAAAGCAAATGACATCATCAGCAAGTTGCTGTTGATTGACGGTGATTTCAACGAAGAGCAACGACAGATGTGGGTTGACGCGCAACAACTTAAAAAGAATTCAAAGAAGGAGTGGCGCAACACTTTGCATTCTGTTGACAACATCAAGAAAGGAGAGGCTATGTGGCTCACGAAAGCCGCAGACATCCTTGAAGCGCGCGGTCCTCTACCTTCAAGCGAGATTTTCGCAAGCATGGGTGAGGGTGTAAAGCACCTGTCCGCCGCGAGATTGAGTGCGTTGTTCAAAATGCACGGCGTGGAGTATAACATTGAGAAGGTCGGTGCCAATTGGGGTATCGTCCGCAACGATGTCATTTTCAAGGATGTGTGGGCGTATGCCGCTGGCTTCCTTGATGCAGACGGTTACATCACCATCACGAAAAGGCTTGAGCCGCGCGCAGGCTTCATCGCTACGGGCGAGCGAGGAAAAATGCATTGCGAACAATTGCAAAAAGCGTTAGGTTGCGGTGTGCTACAAACCGATTTGAAAATCCACAAGAACAGCCGAAGAACTCAACATCGTCTTCAATTTTACAGCGAGGACGACTTGCGCACATTGATGAAAGGCATGCGTCCTCATCTGCGTATGAAGAAGGGTCAAGCGGGTGCCATCCTTGAATTGCTTGACTTGCGCGGAAGAAAAAGCGACATCGTCAAATCCCGTCGCGATGACCTCTACCGTATCGTGAAATGGTTGAATTGGAAGGATGTTCCCGGCAAGCGAGAGGAATTGCTCAAGGAGTGGAACATTGATGAAGCGGGAGTTCATGCGATGTTCAGTCGGGACGGTGAAACCCTTCGTCTTCTTGACGACGCTAACCGACTTGTGGAGATGATTTGATGGCAGAAGAAAAGGGCTTAGTCGGGCGGTTTCTATCGTCGCTGACGCGT